CGGCCAGCGACAGCGCCTCCCCGGGCTGCCGCCCCGCCCGCACCTCCCCGGCGAGGACCGAGCACAGCCCGATCACCGCGTTGACCCGGTTCTCACGCTCCCGGCGAGCCTCGGCGGCCAGCCGCAGCCTCCGTACGAGCGGCACCGCGGCGACCCCGGCGAGCACCGGCAGCACAGATGCCCCGAACACCCCGAAGGCGACCCCGACGACAGGCGCCCACCACTCGACCCGCCACCGCTCCCGCACCCGCCGCCACTCCCGCCCGGCGTCCCACCCTCCGTCCACGACGACCCCGCCCCCGGCGAGCAGCAGCCGAGCCCGCCGGACCCCTTGCCGCTGCTCCCCGACGGTCCAGAACACGACCCCGGCGCACGCGACGGCCGCGCCCAGGGACAGCTCGTACGCCGACGTCACGCGCCCTCACCCCCGAGCAGCTCCCGCAGCCGCGCCCACCCGGTCTCCTGGACGAACGCCTCGGCGCCCCACCGCAGCGCCGGCACGGTCCGTACGAGCCCGGCGGGGTCCCGCTCCAGGACGTGCACCTCGGCGATCCTGCGCCGCCCGCTCCCGTCCCGTACGAGGTGCAGGACGACCGACAGGGCCGCCGCCAACTGGCTGTGCAGCGCGGCCCGGTCGAGCCCGGCGGCGGTACCGAGCGCTTCGAGGCGGGCGGGCACGCCGGACGCGGCGTTGGCGTGGACCGTCCCACAGCCGCCCTCGTGGCCGGTGTTGAGGGCCGCCAGCAGGTCCAGGACCTCAGGCCCGCGCACCTCCCCCACGACCAGCCGGTCCGGCCGCATCCGCAGCGCCTGCCGTACGAGGTCCTCCAGCGTGACCAGCCCGGCGCCCTCCTGGTTCGCGGGCCGGCTCTCCAGCCGTACGACGTGCGGGTGATCGGGCCTCAGCTCGGCCGAGTCCTCCGCGAGCACGATCCGCTCCCTGGGCCCGACCAGCCCCAGCAGGGCGCTCAGCAGCGTCGTCTTCCCGAACCTGAGACAACAACACCACTAGTGCGGCACACTCGGGGCATGAGCCCGACTCTCCGCTCCGCCGTCGACGTCGCCGCAGGCGTCAAGCTCCGCGCCGTCATCTACTGCCGCATCAGCCAGGACCGCACCGGCGCCGGGCTCGGCGTCGACCGGCAGCGCGAAGACGGCGAGGCCCTCGCCGCCCGGATGGGCTGGGAAGTCGTCGAGGTCTACGTCGACAACGACGTGTCCGCGTACTCCGGGAAGCTCCGCAAGGGGTACCGGCAGATGCTCGCCGACCTCAAGGACGGCAAGGCGACCATCGTCATCGCCTGGCACACCGACCGCCTCCACCGCTCCCCCCTGGAGCTGGAGGAGTACATCAACCTGTCCGAACAGCGGGGCGTCTCCACCCACACCGTCCAGGCCGGCGAACTCGACCTGTCGACCCCGACCGGCCGGATGCTCGCCCGGCAGCTCGGCCTCATCGCCCGCTACGAGTCGGAGCACAAGGGCGAGAGGGTGGCGCGCGCCCGCCGCCAGAAGGCCATCGCCGGGGAGTGGACGGGCGGCATCCGCCCCTTCGGGTGGGGCCTGCCCACCGGCGAGAAGGTGAAGAAGACCGACCGCAAGACCGGCGAGGAGGTCGAGGCGGACGAGCTGGACATGCTCAAGGTGGTGCCCGAGGAAGCCGAGGCGCTGCGGTACTGGACGGACCAGATCCTGTCCGGGGCGTCCGTCCGGTCGCTGGTGAAGTGGTGCGCCGACAAGGGCATGACGACGACGCGCGGGAACCCTGTCACCCATCAGGACATGCGGGACATGCTGATCCGCCCCAGGAACGCCGGGATCGCCGTCTACAGGGGTGAGGAGGTCGGCCGGGGCAAGTGGGGGGCGATCGTCGACGAGGACAAGTTCAGGGCCTGCGTGGCGATCCTGAAGGACCCGTCCCGCAGGACGACGCCGGGGGCACAGCCGAAGTGGCTCGGGTCGGTGCTGTACCGGTGCGGCCGGGACTGTGACCAGACGGTGACCGTTACCCAGTCCGGCGGCCGGAGCCACCCGTCCTACCGGTGCCCGACCGGGCACGGCGGCGGCCGGCGTGCGGAGATCGTCGACCAGTACGTGGAGGACACGGTCGTCGAGCGGCTGTCCCGCGACGACGCGCACGAACTCCTGGAGGCCGCTCCCGAGGGCGTGGACGTCGTCCGGTTGCAGGCCGAGGCGGAGCAGGCCCGGCAGCGCACGCGGGAGCTGGCGAACCTGTTCGGCACCGGGCAGATCGACATGGCCGCGTTCACGGAAGGCGCCGATGCCGCGCGCGGCCAGATCGAGGGGATCACGCGGCAGCTGGCGCGTGCCGCGAGGGTGGACCCGCTCGTCGACCTGGTGGGGGCGCCGGACGTGCGGAAGACGTGGAAGGCGCTGCCGCTGGACCGGAAGCGCACGGTCCTGCGGTCGCTGGTGGAGATCACGCTGCTGACGCCGCGGCAGGGCCGGATGCCCGACGGCGGATACTTCGACTACGACGCCATCCGCTTCGACTGGCTCCGGGGCGCGAACTGATCACTCCCTCCTTACATCTATTCCTTTTTGCGATCCGTTAGATCCTCTATCGACACGTCCAGCGTTCCATCCCGCGGCAAATCACTAATAGCCTCAACCAAATCATCGGACATGACAGGGAGAATGTAACCCGAGTCGCACATATCGATTCGAACTTTCTCTAGATCCATTGCACGATCTGCGATGAGCGCGTCAAGGCTTTCCAAATGGTTCCTCATGAAAGAGGTCCTGGAAACTTCCGCTTCCGCCTGTTGGAGATTCAGTAGCGCGTCAGTTGCACGAATCTCCGCTTCAAGCAGGTCGGTACGCACGGCAGGGCTCGCATCCCCTGCCGCAGTAGCGACCTTCAGGCGCTCTGCGGCCGCCTCGGCCACAGCTGTCGCCTGGACATACACACTCCTGGCTTCATGCAATCGATGATGCGCGTGCTCCTCTGCGACCCTGCCTTCATCCACCGCATATCGCGCTCGCAGTGCATTGCGCTTATCGATCAGATCGTGTAGATCCCGCTCCAGCGCCCGATGCCTTCGATAGAGATGAAGGGCGCTCTTCCTGAGTGAAATTCCGGAGGGCAAGGGCTTTCCCCCACTGAGCCAGTCCACGGCGTCCAGCGTGTCGACCTGCCTCCCAGGAAGGAACTCCACCACTTCCGCGTAGCCCACGGGGAAAAGCAGCAGCCCAGGCGGAATGTTGAGGGCGGTCGCCAACACGAGAACCTCAGCCACCGTCACTGTCGTCCTTCGCCCGCTCTCCAGGTTAGCCAAGACGGACCGCTGAATCGGCATGCCGAGTTCCGTGCAGCGGTCGGAGAGTTGCTGCGCACTCAGCCCTTGCGCCTGCCTGTGTCGCCGGACCTCCTGCGCGATCGAGAGCGCGAGACGGGTGGACCACTCAGGGGTGGGGGGTTGTGTCATGACTGCGAGGCTCCCATGGCATCTGTGCTCGAACCAGTCACTCCCGCCCGAACGAGGCGGACGGCAATGGACCAGGCGGCACACGTTGTCAGAATTCAGCAACGATCGCACGCACTTTGTGCTCGCACAAGACAGCACTGCTTGACATGACCTGAAACGAGAGCGCAGACTCAGGGCACTTCCTCAGGAAGCAACTTCCGCAAGGAGTGTCACGAATCATGACAACGGCAACACTGCGCGGTCCGCTCACACGCGATGAGCTGCTCGCGCTCCCCGCCGCAGTCGACGTGGAGACCGCCGCCCGCGCCTTCGGCATCGGGAGAACAACGGCCTACGTCCTGGCCAGGGCGAATGAGTTTCCTTGCAAGGTGCTCCGCGCCGGCAAGGCATACAGGGTGGTCACCGCCGACATGCTGCGCGTTCTGGAGATCACCACCGAAGACGGCACCGCTTCCGTGTACCAGCCGGAAGCGTCCGCCTGAAAACGACGAAGAGGCCGGGTACCAGCCAGCCTCTCCAGTCGAGCAATCCGCACCTACCGGCAAGTAAGAAGCGAGACAGCTCTATGAACAAGGTACAGCTCACGACGGCAAAGGCGCCGTCGACCCCGACGGCCAGCGCGTTCCCCACCGTGCACCGCTCCGACGCCGCGACGCAGGCCCGCATCGCTGGCGCCGTCGACCGCATCATGGCGGCCATCGGCGACCCCACCACCGCCTTCCAGACCCTCACCGCCGAGCGCGGCATCCAGGTCGAGGAATGGGACACCTCCACCCTCGACGACCCCCTCCCGGACGCGTTCCTCGCCCACTACCTGGAGCGTAAGGACGGCGTCCGCATCCTCGTCGTCCCCACCGGACAGAACCCCGTCGTACGCCTGCACGCCCTCCTCTCCCTCCTGGACCACCAGGCGGTGACCGCGTGACGACCACCCCGGACACCGCCATCGTCAGCGCCACCCACGAGGCCATGCAGGCGACCCTGCCCGCCGTGTACACGCCCGAGCTGGCCGACGCCATCGCCGCCGACGTGATCGCCAGACTCGCCGGGCACCTCCCGTTCTGCAAAGAAGGCGCCTGCATCACCCACGAGAACGGCGTCACCGAACACGTCGGCACCGAATACCACTTCGACTTCCCCACCACCTTCGGCCGGGACCCGCTGCACCTCACCGTCCAGGCCGGGTACGACCCCGGGCTGGACGACGCGCCGAACGTCCACCTCGGCGATCCCACCGGAAACCTGTCCATCCTCGACGCACCCGGCGTCATGCAGGCCGCTGCCCGCTTCGAGGAACTCGCGGCCACGCTCCACCAGGTCTACCGGCAGATCACCGCCGACACCGCGCCGGCGCCGAGCGGACTGAACCGTGAGGGCTACCCCCTGTCGGCCGACGAGCGGGGCGCGGAGTGGATGGCCCGCTACGGATGCCCGGACTTCTGTCAGATCGACCACGCGGGGCCCGAGGGCGAGCCCGGCTGGCACTCGACCGCGCTGGTCGAGACGGAGATGCGGGACATCGACGTCGAGGACCCCGGCGACGTGCCGTTCCTGGGTGCCCGGGTCGTCGTCCACAACGACCGCCCGCAGGCGTACGGGCGCCACACGAAGCTGTGGCTGCACTACGGCCTGTCGACGGCGGAGCTGACCCCGGCGCGAGCACGGGATGCACTGACGGAGATGCGCGGATTCTGCGCCGAGTTGGAGGCCGTCGTCGACAGCGCGGAGGCGATCGGCGCTGACGACTTCGAGGGCGACCCCGAGGTCGCCCGCCTCGACCAGGAGGCCGAGGACCGCCGTATCCGCGCGGTCACCGAGGGACGCGCGTGACGGCGTCGGCCGTCGAGACGGCCGGGGGTGTGCAGCTCGTGGACACCCCCGGCCGCCCGGCCCGCCCCATCCGCTTCGCCGACCCCGCCCGCAACGCCCCCTACTGGGCCCGCATCGACGCCAACGTCGACTCCGCGCCGCCCCTGAGCGACGAGCAGCGCGCCGTGATTCGCACGGCTTTCACGACCAGCCACCGGGAGGCAGCGTGACCGGCCACAAGCAGCAACTCGACAACGCGATCCGCAACTTCAACGTGGCCGAACGCGTCGCCTTCACGATCGCCACCGCCACCCGCTGGCTCGGCACCAACGGACCCACCTACCTCCTCGGCACCATCCGTGTGAAGGCGTACTTCGTCGACACCCGCGGCCGACACTGGGTCGACGCCTACCTCGCCGTCGAATCCCTCACCGGCACCACCCCGGACGACGCCGAGACGTACCGGCAGATGGCCATCGACGCCGAAGAAGCCCGCGACCTGTGGGTGTTCACCGACACCCGCGGCCGGTGGAACGCCGTCATGACGCCCGTCACCGAACTCGCCCGCAGGTGGGAATACCCGCCCCCCGTCCGCCTGCCCGACGGAAACTGGGCGCGGGGCTGGCTCGACCTCCCGGAACGGACCGACGAACAGGAACTCTCCTGGATCGCACACGGCGGCAACCCCACCAACACCTACAAGGCGGAGCACCAACTGTGACCGGCCGCCGCCCCGGGGAGTGGCCCGCCGGACTCGGCCCCGCCGCTCCGTCGTCCGCGCCAACCGAACCGACTCCCGCCCGCGCCGCTGACGTGCCGGAAGTACACGTCCCCGAGGTCCGCCTCGTCGCCGTGGTCGACCTCACCGGCCGCTACGACAGCAACAACGACGTCCGCGCCCACCTGCGCGAACAAGCCCGGGGAGCCACGGACTGCCACACGGCCGTCGTCCGGCTCGGCTCGGACGCCCTGCGCCACAGCTTCGAACTCGGGCACGCCATCGCCGGAGAGTTCTTCCTCACCGCGCGGCGCATCGAGATCGAGGTCCCCGCAGGTACCCGGCACGCGTACCTCGCGGACGAGGTACGGCGGAGTCTCCGTTTCCTGTGCGCGGACCACGCCCAGATGATCAGCAAGCTCCGCGCGCCGGACTGAGCCAGGAAGCGCTGGGTCCCGGGCCGCTTCCCCCCAGGCCCGGGACCCAGCGGACCACACGAACCACCTGATCCAGCTCGTAGAAGAGAGCACGTTCGTGACCGACGGCCTCAGAATCCCCGCCTCGCTCCCGGCCGCCGCCGAGACCTACGCCGAGGCCGGCATCAAGGTATTCCGCGTCCGCCGGAACAAGGCGCCTTACGCCAACTGCCCCCGCTGTGACCGACAGAGCAGCCTGTACGTCAAGCACCGCCCCGAGGCATGCCAGTGCGGCGTTCCCACCTGCCACGGTTTCCACGCCGCCACTACGGACGTCGACCTCGTCCGCCGTTGGTGGAAGGAAGAGCCCGATGCCAACATCGGTGCGCCCTGCAAGCTGAACGGCTGGGCCGTCATCGACATCGACCCGCGCAACGGCGGCCGGCACTCCCTGCTTCGCCTGGAGAAGCGGGTCGGGGTCCTGCCCGGCACCACCACGCAGATCACTGGCGGCGACGGCCTCCATATCGTCTACCAGTCCCCGGACTTCGACCTGCCGGGCCTCGGCGGTCCGGGCATCGACTTCAAGCACAACGGCTACATCCTGCTCGCACCCTCTCTGCACTCCTCCGGAGGCCGGTACCAGTGGGTGGGCGACGGTTCGTACATCGCGCCGACCGTCGCCTGGCCCGAAGCGCTTCTGCCCCGCAAGCAGCGCCGCCCGGCCCCCGCGCAGCCTGTACCGCGACACCGGTTCCCCTCGCAGGAGCGGCGCCAGTCCCGCCCTGGCGGCGGGCGCCTGTGGACCGTCGCCGGCCTCGTCCAGCACGTGATGGACGCACACGAGGGCCACCGCAACAACGCCTTCTTCTTCGCTGCATGCCGCGCGCACGAACTCGCCGAACAGAACCTCATCAGCCTGAGCGAAGCCGAGGGCGGCCTGCTCTCCGCAGCGGCCTCAGTCGGCCTTACCGACTCCGAGGCGCGCGCCTCGTTCGACAGCGCATCCACCCGCCCGACCGACCGGGGGTGGGTGGCATGACAACCGACTTCGACCAGAACATGGACGCCTACTTCGGCCCCGCCGACGAGGAGACCCCCGTCGACTGGGGCGACAGTCACGCTGAGGCGCCCGCCGCGAGGGAACCGGTACCGCGTACATGGGGCGCTCAAGACCTGCGGTCCGTCCTCGACGGTAGCTACCGGCCGCCGCAACCCACCGTCGGCCGCCGCGATGACGGCGTCGGACTGTTCTACCCGGGCCGCATGAACAGCGTCGCCAGCGAGTCCGAGGCGGGCAAGACGTGGTTCGCCCTGATCGCCTGCCTGCAAGAGATGAACGACGGCCACCACGTCCTCTACCTCGACTTCGAGGACGACGCTGGCGGCGTCGTCGGCCGGCTCCTCTGCCTCGGCGCCAACCCGGCGGACGTCCTGGAGTACTTCCACTATGTCCGCCCGGAGAACAGCCCGAGCGACATCGACCTCATCGACCTGGCCGCCGTCCTCGACGCCGAGCCGACGCTCGCAATCGTCGACGGAGTCACCGAGGGCATGAGCCTCTTCGGCCTCGAACTGAAGGACAACACCGACATCGCCAAATTCGGCCGAATGCTGCTGCGCCCGCTGACGAACGCAGGGGCCGCCGTCGTCACCCTCGACCACGTCGTCAAGTCCTCGGAGAACCGCGGTCGGTACAGCATCGGCGGCGTCCACAAGCTCAATGGCCTCAACGGCGTGATGTACATGCTAGAGAACCGGCGCCCCTTCGGCATCGGAGTCACCGGGAAGTCGACCATCCGCGTCGCCAAGGACCGGCCCGGCCAGATCCGCAAGAACGGCCTGCCGCACTCCAGCGGCATGCACTGGTACGGCGACCTCGTCGTCAAGTCCGAGTCCGCCGAGTTCGCCCAGGCCAACCTGTACGCGCCCATCCAGCGCGAGGAGGAGGACCGCCAGGAGGACGAGGACCGCAAGCGCCTCGACGGCATCAAGCGGAAGGTGCTCGAAGCCGTCGGCAAGGCCAAGGACCCGCTCACCGGCAAGGGCATCGAGGACCGCGTCACCGGGCGCGCCGCCGACGTCCGCCGCGCCGTCGCGGAACTGATCGACAACGGGCAGATCGCAGCCTCGCCCGGCCCCCGGAACTCCACCCTCCACTCCCTTGCAAGCACCTCCAAAACAACCCCAGAACAACCCGCCGCTTGACCTCGTCCCCACCTCGTCCTCACCTCGTCCGGACGAGGTGAGTGAGACCTCGTCCCTCGTCCCACTTCTTTAGGTGGGACGAGGACGAGGTCACACAGTCCCACTTGTCACAGCAACCCGGGACGAGGACGAGGTCACCAACTACCTCAGGAGACCCCTCCATGCCCGAGACCAGCCACAGCCAGGCCGCCCTATGAACGTCGACGACATCGTGGCGGAGAAGATCGCCGCCGCCCGCGCCCGAGCCGAAGCCGCCAAACGGCGGCGCGCAGCCCTCGCAGCCGCCCGCCAGCGCGGCCTCGCCCACCGCCACGCCGCCAAGCTCCGCAACCAGAACCACACAGAGGTCCCCGAAGGACCCCAGTCCCAGCAGAAGGAGAACCCCTGATGGCAGGCGAGACCGTCATCACCGTCGTCGGCAACCTCGTCGACGACCCCGAGCTGCGCTTCACCCCGGCCGGCGCCGCCGTCGCGAAGTTCCGCATCGCGTCCACCCCGCGCCGCTTCAACAAGACGACCAACGAGTGGGAGGACGGCGACGCCCTCTTCCTCACCTGCTCGGTCTGGCGGCAGGCCGCCGAGAACGTCGCCGAGTGCCTCGCCCGCGGCGTCCGCGTCATCGTCCAGGGCCGCCTGAAGCAGCGGTCGTACGAGGACGGCCAGGGCGTGAAGCGCACCGTGTACGAGCTGGACGTCGACGAGGTCGGCCCGACCCTCGCCCGCGCGACCGCGAAAGTCACCAAGAACCCCAGCGGTGGCAACCGTGGGGGAACGCCCGCGGATGACCCGTGGGCCGGAGGGAAGCCGCCCGCCGGTCAGCAGCAGGGAGGCGGCTGGGGCGCCCCGCCCTCCGGTCAGCGGCCCGCGCAGGGCAGCGGCTACTCCGACGAACCCCCCTTCTGAGCAGGGAGACTCTGATGCTGCTGTGCGGCTTGTGCGAGCGGGAGATCGAAGCCGGCTACCTGTGCGAGCGGGACCGTATCGCGCTCGCCGCCCGGCTCACCGAACTCCCCGAGTTGTACGACGAGGTCGCCGAGTGCCTGGTCCCGCGCGGGCGCGGGTGGGGCGACATCGTCGCGACCAGGGGCGCGGCCGGGCCGAGGGCGCCGTTGAACGAGGACGTCATCGACACGACCAACACCGTCCGCGCGGCCGAGCTCACCCACATGTGGCGTGTCGACGTCCAGCGGGTGAGGTGGCCGCAGCACGCCGCCCCGCCCCCGGCCGGGCTCGCCGCGGACTGCCGGTGGCTCGGCATGGAGCTGGAGTGGATCGCCGGCCAGTACCCGGGGGCCGGTGACCTCGCGCGGGAGATGCGGGAGTTGGAGGGGCAGGCCCGATCGATCGTGGGGGACCCGGTGCCGCGCCGTCAGCGCATCGGCCAGTGCATCGCGGTGACCGGCGATCAGGGCGCGGTGTGCGGGGCGGTGCTGTGGCATCGGGCCGGCGAGCGCAAGGTGCGCTGCCTGTGGTGCGGGACGGTGTACGCGTCCGAGCAGGACTTCCTGTTGCTGAAGCACTATCAGCCAGCGGAATCGGCATGACCTACTTGTATCCAACCCCCATGTTGGATATGGTCGCATCGATGGAACCGAAGCCCTGGCGGGACCGGGTCCGCGACGAGGAACAGCTGTTGGCGCAGCTCAACCAACTCGCCTCCGAATCCGCCACCAGACGAGCCGAAGCCCTACTCGAAGGCGTAGCGGAACTGGGCTCCAAGGCCGAGGTCGCCCGCTCGCTCGGGCGCAGCTGGCAGGCCATCGACCAGGCACTCAGACGCCACGAACGCAAGAAGGCGCCCGACACGGGCGCCCCGACAACCGAATAGATCACGAGGGCCGGACGGCAGCTCCCAAGCGTTGGCGCGCTCGGGGCGATCGCACCGCCCGACCCTCCAGCCCACAAACGAGATCGGACCTCGTCATGGACCATCAGAACCTTAGCGCGCCCGCGAGCGCGCAGGTCAGCCCCAACCGGCGCCCCATCGCCGTCGGCTTCATCCGCCGCCTGGCAGGCCGCACGCTCACCGTGCGCGTCACCCAGGCCGGCGTCACCGGCACCATCACCCCCACCCGCGCCGACCGCGTCGCCGAGCTGCACCGCCCCGCCCGCGAGGACTACGTCAGCAACGCCAACCGCCGCGCCGAGGGCTCCAGCAACAACGCCTCCCTCATCGCGTACGCGATCGAGGCGGTGTCCTACCGATGACGAACGACTCCCCGAACGTCGGTCAGGCCGCCGACCTCCGCGCCCTGTTGGAGGGTGTCCGCACCGCGCTCACCCTGCCGTACGACGACCGCGACTACGACCGGCGCATGCTCGACCGCGCCGCGCTCGTCCGCACCACCCTCGACGGCGCCCTCGCCGACCACCCCAACGACATCGGCTGGGACGTCGGCTACCTGGCGCGCAAGGTCCTCCAGGAGGAGCAGGCCGCCGTCGAACGCGAGGCCACCCGCTGCCGCCGCTGCCGCAAGCCCTTCGAGGGCGACGGCACCCGCTTCGACGGCCGCGCCCGCTACCGCGACACCGCATGGTGCCGCTCCTGCGTCGACAACTGCCACGACGGCGGCACCGAGCACACCTGCGTGATCTGCGAACCCTCCCGCTACAGCCAGCCGCCCACCCCCAAGGGCGACGCCATCGAGCGCAGCGTCCGCAACGCCTTCCCCGCCGTCGCCACGTTCCTCGACACCGAACGGGGTGAGACCCCGTGAACGAGCCCCGCACGGTCACCCTGGCCACCGTCGACCACGGCGACGTCACCCTGCCCGAACCGTCCTGGTGCCTCGGCCACGCCGACCACCACCCCGGCACCTACCGCAACGACATCACCCACTACGGGCCCGAGACCGTCCTCGCCTTCCAGGGCGACGAACTGTTCCGGATCATGCTCACCGCCTCCCCCTACTCCCCCCGCGGCACCGACACCGTCGGCTACATCGAGGAGATCGGCTACGCCCGCTCCCTCGCCCCCGCCGACCTGTACGACCTCGCGGCCACCCTCACCACCCACGCCGACCGCATCCGCCGGTTCGCCGACCGCCTGACCGCGATCCGAGCCGGGGGTGACGGGTGAAGCGTGACCCGCTGCTGTGGGCTGCGCTCGCCGCGGTCCTCGTGGTCCTGGCGTCCGCCGAGTACCAGCTGGCGGTGGCGTGCGGCTTCGGCCGCTACGTCGCCGCCGGCGTCCCGGCCGCCCTGGACGTGTACGCCCTCGCCGCCCTGCGCGCCCGCCGAGACGTCCTCGCGGTCGTCGCCACCCTCATCGCCGTGAACGCCGCCAGCCACCTCGTCGAGGTCGGCCTCCTGCCCGTCTCCGTGCCGCTCGTCGTCGCCGTCTCCGCGGTCGCCCCGCTCGTCCTGTGGCGCGTCCACCGACTTTCCGAGGGGAAGCCGGTTGCGACTCCCCCGCTGGGAGTCACAAACGAATCCGCAACGGAACTGACGCCGGAACCGTCAGCGGCCGTGACGGAACCCGTACCGGGACCGAGTTCCGCTCTGCCGGAACCGGCGGAACAGATCACCGTGGAACGCGCTCCCGAACCCGTCGACGCCACCCCGTTCGGTCCTGTTCTCGGCCCGTGGACACCTCTCGCGGAACTCACGCGCGGAACCGGCGGAACCAGCACCGGAACCGCCCCCGACCTGCTTGGGGATCACTTCCGCACCGCTTCGGAAGCCATCGGCAACCCGGAGCCGGAACCTGCGTCGGAACCGGTTCCGCCCACGGTTCCGCCGAGCGGAACCAGCGCCGCCGACATCGACACCGTCGACAGCACCAACACCACCTTCGCCACCCGCGTCGCCACCGTCCGCACCTGGCTGAAGACCGAACCGGAACTCACCGGAACCGAGATCGGAACCCGCCTCAGCGTCTCCGACGGATACGGCCGCCGCCTCCTGCGCACCGCACGGGACGGCACATGAACCTCGCCGCGTTCTTCGCCGGAACCGCCCTGCTCGCCCTGTTCGGGCTGTGCGCGATCGCGCTCCACGACGTCCCCCGCATCACCGGGACCGTCGCCCTCGTCCTCACCATCGCCGCGCTCGGCGTGGCCGCCCTGCGCTAGGACCCCCGTGAACTACGTGACCTACGGCGGCGTCACCGTCGGCCTCTGCATCCTCATCCACCACCTGATCACCTGGTACCCCGGCCACAAGCCGCTCCGCAAGGACCCCCTCAAGCAGCTCGCCAAGCTCGCCCCGTTCCTCGCCTCCTGGTCGTACGGCTGCCTCACCACCCTCGGGGTCGCCGGACTCATCGGCACCGCCTCCAGCAGCGTCCTCGGCCTGTCGAACTGGCTCGGCGACGTCGCCCTGTTGTGGGGCGTCGGCGAGCAGCCTGGCCAGCTCGCCGCCCGCACCACCTTTACGCCCCTGTCCGGCCCCGGCAACTGCCTGATGCTGATCCTCACGGCCGCGTTCATCGCCGCGGTGAAGAAGGCGGGCGAGGAGCAGCGCGGGGTGCTGAAGCGCGGCGCATGGTGCGGCATCACCCTCGGCACCAGCGCCGGGGTTGCCGGGTTTGCCGCCGTCCCCCTCGCGACGGGCACGAACTGGATCGCCGACCACGTCTATGCGGCCTTCTGATGGGCGCCGCGAAGGAGCCCGCCGAGGACGGCAGCCCGGTCGCCGGGGCGTGTGTCCTGATCGTCCTCGGGGGCGTCGCGGTGGCCGCCGCGTTCGCCGTCGACGAGGCCGCCGGCATCCTCACGGTAGTCACGGCCGGGACGGTCGCACTGTGGCGCTCCGCCCGCCGCATGTCCGATTCGTCCGCCACTCCCCCACCGCGAGAGGGACGCCCCTCCTGCCGCGAATGCGCTGGTCACACCCTTCTCAGCGTGACCCCTCTGGCAGGCCGGAAGGGGATGTCGATCTACACCAGCGCCCCGCCCGACCGCCCCGCCTACACCCACGTGCACATCGCGGAAGAGGCGACCGACCGATGATCCGACGCCTCCTCAAGGCCGCCTACACCTACTGCGCCGAGTGCGGGTGGTGGGTCAAGGACTGCCCCCACCAATAGCCACACAAATGCCGGACGGCCCCCGAGAATCGTTCTCGGGGGCCTCGCGCGTTCACCGCCCGAAGTACGGCTCGCACGCCACACCGTCGCCGTCCCGGTCCAACCCCGACCGGTACCCGGGATCACCACGATGCAGCGGCGCCGCACCAGCCGCCCGCGCCTCGTCGCAGTCGGCGTAGTACACGTACTGATCCTCTGTGGGTGGTGGAGCTTCGGGCGTTACCTCTTCCTCGTCCTCCGGCGTCTCCGAAGGCACCGGTGTCGGCGGCTCGATCACCTCCGGGGACGGGGACTCCGATGTGAGGGGCGGCGACGGCGTCGGAGTCGGCGGAGGGGGGTGAGAAGGCGGGATAACCACCACAGACGGAGCCGGAGACGGCTGGGCCGGAACCTCCGTCCGTGACGGCGACGGACCCGGCCGAGAACCCTCATCCCCGACACCGCACGCGTCCAGCACGATCCCCATCACGACCAGCGCGACGAACAGGCCCACCACCACAGACGCCACCCGCGACACCCACCCCATGCACGCCCACCGCCGCCGTACACGCCACCACACCCCACGACGCCTCGACCTGCTGCTCATGGCGACACCTCACCCGCTCAGGGCCTCACCCCAGTGCACCACCAGCCATCACCGCACGCACTTCGATCACACTGGCCTCATGGACGACCTCACCCCGCCCGGCTACCTCACCGCCCGCGACACCCAACGCGCCCTCGGCATCACCCCCGGCGCCCTCCGCAACCTCGTCTACAGGCGCCAGCTCACCCGCGCCGGCGGCACCGAACGCCGCCCCTGGTACAAGGCCGCCGACGTCGCCGCCATCGCCGCCAAACGCGCCGAGCGCACCGCCGCTTGACCGCAGGTCAGGGCTGTGTGACGATCGCGGTGAACAACTGTGCCCGCACACCGGGCATCACAGACTGCCAGGATCAGGCCGGAACCAGGCAACTGGATCCTCCACCACACGGTGGCAGCGGCCCCTGGAGACACACAGCGAAGCCCCAGAGCGGCGACGAGCCCCTGGGGCTTCGCCGTGCCGTGGACTTACCGCACGCCCTAGTGACACCCATGAAGACACACCTCATCCTTCTCCCATGGCAGATCACCAGCACATGCTCGACGGCAAGAACCGCCCCGTAACTCTCGAAGAACTCAAGAAGTTCGTCGACGCAGCCAGCATGAACGACGCCTTGGGGAAGCGCCCGCTGCACGTAGAGATCTCAAGCGGGAAGCTCAAGAAGATATGGATCGACCTGTCGAGTTCCGACAGGTAGCCAGAAACACCGCCAGCGCACCAGAGCCCCCAGCCGGGACATGGCGATCCCCTGGGGGCCTTGCCATGCAGGGAGGTGATCGTGGCCACCGACCGGTCCGAGTTGACGTCGTACGAGTTCCGGCAGATGCGCGCCCGCGTCCTCGCCGCCTCCGACATCTGCATCGTCTGCGGTCACGGCGCATCCGACGCCGCCGACCACGTCATCCCCGTCAGCAAAGGCGGCGCCCGTCGCGACCCCGACAACCTCGCACCCATCCACGGCGTAAACGGATGCCCCGTATGCCTGCGGAAGTGCAACAGCGAGAAGGGCGACCGGCCCCTCTCCGACGTCGTCCAACTCGTGACCAGCGTCGACTGGTTCGCCGGACCGTAAGGAGACCGCGATGCCCCACCCCTGGACGGCGACGCACGAACTGCGCATCTTCAGGCAGGCCCTACGCCGCCCCAGCAACGACGCCCAATGGTGGGAGACACAGGGCAGCGGCCTCGTCCACCTGATCTGCAACTGCGGCTACAGCACCGGCTGGATACCCCAGGACCAGATGCCCAGCCGTGAGCAACTGGCCGACGACCACGGTGAACTGCACCGATCCGTCATGACCTGATCGGCAAACATGCAGGTCACAGGCTCGAATTGATCCGGCCTGGCGGGGATCTCCCGAGGATTTTTAGAAATCGGACATATCGCAACCCCGCGCCCAGCTTTTATTTTTCTCCCCCCGGGCCAATGACCCCGGATGATCAAGGAGGCAGGGTGGCTGATCACGCCCGCCCGCTGTCCGAGCTGCGCGACTCTGGTCTCCTGTGGCTGATCAACCGGACCGTGTTCCACCCGCGAGGCATGGCCGTTGCCCTGGTGACCGATGAGGCCGGCGCGATCGTCGGATGGCAGCTGATCGGAGACGGCAGCGAGCCGATGTGGTTCGCGCCAGAAGACGAGTCGGACCTCTTTGCCCGCGCCCAAGCCACACTGCGCCAGGACGGAGGCAGCCATGGGACCGGTTGAGGAGGCCGTGCGCGCCGACGTCGAGCAGCTCGGGGACCTGGTCGGTGTTGAGCCGTCGCTGACCGAGCTGGCGTTCGCTCTGGCCGGCCGGATCGACGCGGCACGGACCGCCGAGTGCGAGCAGTGCGGCGAGCCGATCGCCCAGGACGACCGCCTCCTTCCTCAACTGGCTCGCGAGCTGCGGCAGACGCTCGCCCAGATCTTGGAGGGACGGGCGCCGGACGATGACGACGACCTCGGAGACCTGGGCTCCCCCGACTGAGTTCGCCGAGGATCTGTACGAGCGGTACGGGCTGACGTGTCCGCCGCGCTGGGGGACGCCGCGGCATCCGGACCGGCCGTCGCTGGGGCCGAAGTTGTGGAAGGTCATGGCGAAGCTCGGCGCTCCGCCGATGCCGTGGCAGAAGTACGTGTCGGACGTGGCGCTGGAGCTGGACCCGGCGACGGGGCTGTTCGCGCACCGCGAGGTCGGCCTGTCGGTGTCCCGGCAGCAGGGCAAGACCGAGCTGACGCTGGGCGCGCAGGTGCACCGGGCGATGGCGTGGCCGCGGCAGAACATCGTCTACGCGGCCCAGACGAGGGGGATGGCGCGGCAGCGGTGGGAGGACGAGTTCTGGGAGAAGATCAGCGGCTCGGACTTGGCACGGTATGCCCGCATCAGGAAGAGCAACGGGAACGAGGCGATCCTCTTCCCGGGCAAGCGGTCGCGGATGGGGATCACCGCGAACACGGAGAAGGCGGGGCACGGGCCGCCGCTGGACCTGGGGTTCATCGACGAGGCGTTCGCTCACGAGGACGACCGGCTGGAGCAGGCGTTCTCTCCGGCGATGTTGACGCGGGCCATGGCTCAGCTGTGGTGGGCGTCGGCCGGCGGGACGACGAAGAGCGTGTGGCTGAACAAGAAGCGGGAGAAGGGCCGCGCCTTGATCGAGGCGCTGTTCGCCGCGCTCGCCGAGGACACGGCGGCCGTCCGGCCGCGGGCCTGCTACTTCGAGTGGTTCGCTCCGGAGGACATGCCGCGCGACGACCCGGCGACGTGGCGGGCGACGCTGCCCGCGCTGGGGTACACGGTGACCGAGGAGATCATCGCGGCCGAGTTGGAGAAGATGGACCCGGCCGAGTTCGACCGGGCCTACCTGAACCGCACCCGGAAGCCGACGCCGCCGTCCGACCCGAACGTGCCCAAGGCGAAGTGGCCGGGCCTGGTCGATGCGGCGAGCAGGCCGGTTGCCGAGTCGGTGGCACTGGCGATCGACGTGTCGCAGGACCGGAAGCGGGCGGCGATCAGCGCGGCGTCGCTGCGGCCGGACGGTCGTGTGCACCTGGAGGTCGTTGCGCACCGGCCTGGTACCGACTGGGTCGTCCCGGCCATGGAGAAACTCCACAGGCTGTGGAAACCCGTAGCGGTCGCAATCGCAGCTGGATCGCCGGCGGCGTCGCTGATCGATGACCTGACCGCCGCCGGGATCGACGTGCCGAAGGACAAGGACGCTCCGCTGCGGGGGGACTTGGCGGTGATGCGGTCCGGGGACGTCACCGAGGCGTGCGGGCAGTTCGCCGACGCTCTGAACCAGGGGACCGTGGCGCACTTGGATCAGGTGCCGTTGACGGCCGCCGTGAACGGGGCGCGGACCCGGCGGCAAGGGGACGCGTGGACGTTGGACCGTACGAACTCTCTGGTCGATATCAGCCCGTTGTGCGCTGCCGTGTTCGCCCGGTGGGCGCTGGTGATCCGGGGCCCGCACGTCCTGGAGGACTACGACATCGCGGACTCGTTCGCGTGAGAAGGGGGGCGATGTCGTGGGGGTCGGGTCGAGGCTGAAGCGGATGTTCACCCGGGACGCTCAGATCACCTCGCCGGAGGATCTGCTGACGCGGGCGAGGGAGCGGCGGTCGGGCCGGGTGCACGTCACCCAGGACACGGCGCTGCGGAACGCTGCGGTGTGGGCGTGTCTGCGGCTGCGGGCGGACCTGATGTCGACGTTCCCGATCGACGTCTACCGGTACGTGCAGGGCATCCAGGTCGAGGTGGCCAAGCCGCCCGTGCTGGTCTCTCCGGGCGGGGCCGAGATGGGCATCAAGGAGTGGGTGTACTCCACCCAGTTCGACCTGGACCGGGCCGGGAACGACTTCGGGATCATCACGGAGCGGACCGGGGTCATCGGCCCGGACGGGCGGGGCCTGCCCGGACGGATCGAATTGGTCGAGCTGTCCACGGTGTCAGTGCGCGGAAACGGTCCGACGATCACGAAGTTCGTGATCGGGGGCAAGGAGTACGAGCCGTGGGAGGTGTGGCACGAGAAGCAGTACACCGTCGCCGGGGTCCCTCTCGGCCTGTCGCCGGTGGCGTACGCGGCGTGGACGATCGAGGAGACCCTGTCCGCGCAGCAGTTCGCGCGGGACTGGTTCGCCGCCGGGGCCGTGCCGCTGGCCGAGCTGAAGAACAACCAGAAGACCGTGGACAAGGCGGGCGCCCAGGTCGCGCGCGAGCAGTTCCGTGCGGCGGTCGACGAGTCGGGCCTGTTCGTTCACGGCAACGACTGGGAGTACAAGCCGATCCAGGCGGTGGCCTCGCAGTCGGCGTTCCTGGAGGCCCGCCAGTACGCGGCCGGGGACATTGCACGGTTCTTCGGCGTCCCGGGCGACCTGATCGACGTGGCCGTGTCGGGCAGCAGCATCACCTATGCGTCGATGACGCAGAGGAACTTGCAGTTCCTGATCATGAACCTGGGGCCTGCGGTCACCCGCCGGGAGGACGCGTTCAGCCGGAAGCTCGTGTCGGGGCCGAGGTTCGTGAAGCTGAACACCGACGCGCTGCTGCGCATGGACCCCGAGGCGCGCGCTCGGACGATCGGCGCGCGCATCACCAACCGGACACTTACCCCGTCCGAGGCCCGCGCACTGGACAACCTGCCGCCGCTCACCGAGGACCAGATGGCCGAGTTCGACCGGCTGTTCGGCTCGCGGTCCGTGCCCGCCCAGCCCACCACCGCCGTACCGGGAGCACCGTCATGACCACCCCCCTGCTCGCCGCCGCCGCGGCCGAACGAGCCCAGCACATCCGCCAGCGCGCCGACCGCCCCTCGCAGCGCCGGTGCGCCGAGC